GAGGGGCGCAGTGCACTCAAGAGCGAGCTCGAGCACAGGGGATCGGTTGTCCCACCGACCGTGGGCGGCCTTCCGGCCGGGACGCCTCGCCGCGCCCAACTGTGGTAGCCCGCTGAACACAACCAAGCGAACTCCCTCATGTTCACACACGAGTGAGCACGCCTGGCCCGGACCTCTTGTGGCGGGATCGTCACACCCGAGCCGCAAAACATACGGCCCCACTGCCACGTGCATCAGCATCGAAAAAGAGACGATTGCCTGCCTAGTGCAGACGGCCGAGGAAACCCACTCTCGGCTGGCGCTCAACGCAAATCACCCTCTCGCAGCGCGTACATAGTGGGTTGGCTCACCAAGGACTGAAGAGGTGCCGCCGCGAAACTCAACGTCTGTCCCAGCGACTGTATGAGGCCGACGGTCTGGCGGGCGGCGCGGACACCTGCTTCGAGGCTATCCGTGCCGCCTTTCAGGCCTGGCCGACGCGTGGTAGTCGAGGTCGCAACAGCAATCGGTCCCTGGCTGCCAACTCCCTATTTCGTGCCCTGCATGTCTCTGGCGTGGGCTAATTGAGCAACGGCGTCCGCCTTCGCGACAACGGAAGGGTTGGACGAGGGTATATCGATGTGGGCCTGTCCAGGAACAGTGTCGACAGGCCACCTCGTCATGAACTGTGCGTCGCACGAAATCGTCAACTCCTGCAAGAAAGTGGTACTCGATGCCGAGGTCCAAGAAAGGACCAGCATAGACATAGGGTGCGACTCCTCAGTCGACGTAGCCCACAACGCCACGTTGTCGAACCAATCGTCGATGTTAGCCATTGTACCCTTGTGCGGCCGGTACTCGTTGTACTTGGCATGATCCACAGGAATGCAGAAGAACGGCTTGTCGTGCAACTCGCCTTTGGCACCGAAATCCGCAAAGTCGGTGGTTTTGGTGAACTTCGGAGGCATCCCACGCAGCGACCCAGCCAATTCGTCCCATTGGATGCCAGTCATAACAGACGGAGCCGCAGGGAGTTTGAGCCGCTGTGTGAGGTGGGTGATGAAGACACGGCCGGATCGGTAAAGAGAAGCTGTGCTATTGACCATCCGGAAACCAACCTTCGTCACCCTGCTGCTCGTCGGACCACCAGCATTGAAACCCACCGACATGAGCGGAAGTGTCAGTGCCGTCGATACCGCAACCGATGCAGAGCCAGGGGTATACGTGATAAAGCGTCCCACAGTGCCATAGCCAGGTATCGCGCTACAAACCAACATATAGCCAGTGTTGATGGCCTGAGCGGGTTCGTGGCGGACCGTGCCTTGGACTGGGAACACACCAAAGTGATTGAAAAGGGACGGTGGAATGTACGGGGAAGCAGGCAGGTAGACGTTTGGAACGGCCGCCGACTTCGCAGGCTTCGCACGCGTCGCAACCACCATGGGTGCTTGCTTTTTACTCGTATCCTTGGCCCGAGCCTTTGCCTTGACCGCCGCACGTCGCGGAGGAGCGGCAACTCGCGCTTTCGTTCGGAGCTTCGCCATCGTCGAATGCTGCTAGCAAGGAGCATGCGCGGGGGGACAACTTCTAAGAAGTGCGCATGGAAAAAAGAAACAAGCCCTAGCCGGTGGTTTAACCAGCGGCCACCCGTTGGTGCGTGACATCGTTAGGTCCATGTTTACCACCCACACCCGGATGGATCACATCTGGACGAAGGGACATGCTTGAACAACCACATGCCTGATCCCCTAACGGTCCGTAACCATCCACGCCATGCCTCGGCTAACCCATGAGCTGTTGGGCAACTCACCCATGGTTCACCTTCATCCAGATAGGACATGTGCGCGGGGAGCGAACAGCTGCTGCTACAGCGTCTCCTTTAGCTTCACCTTCGTCTGCTGCCAACAGACCGCAAATTGGCTCATATCCCATGCCCGGGAAGCATGAGAAGGAAGGTAATTCGGTGGGCAGGGACTGGCCTCCCTATTTTACACTGGTTGCTGGGAATAGAACACACTTTGGTGCCCCAATTCGGATACGCGAGGATGCACGACCCCTCAACCCCGAAGGGCTCGGCCGAACGGTTTATTCACGGTGTTACTCTGGGTAAGGCAATCCGCCATTGGACTTACGACGCCCGGGTATCCCATTTTGCACTAAGACTTCCAACTGAGACGAACCCCGCCGGGCAGGGAAGGCAACGGCGCTCAGCCGTCGCCAACCCCGAGCCATGGCCATCCGGCGCCCATCCCTCGAAACCAAAGAGGGGGGGCACTCCGGGGCGGGTCAGGCGTTTGAGAACTCAGTCTTCCATCCCGCGATTAAACCGCAGAAGGTCAGGCGTGTGAGCAAACCGCGTACCAACATGCAGAACAATCCCAACAACAGCGAGACGTACCTCGCTCCAAGCCGGCAGTTGCCTGTGCTCAAGACCTGGCAGCGCCCACTACTCACACGGATAACAACCGTGTGCCCCCAAGGTTCCGCCGAACGAAGCGGCCCCGACTGTACAACAAAACTGTGCCGGGCTGGCTAGCTCCGGCGCGCCACTCGAGCAGGGCAACAAAGCTCAAGCAGCGCAAGCGACACGTACCGCATCAGCGAAGCCCGCAGAGGCCGCGCCGACTTCAAAGCCACCCTCCACAACTTCGAGCAGGTCGTAATAACCTTCGATGGAGGCAACAAGCCCGAGAGACTTTGCGAGTTCTGGTTCCTCAAGTTCATCTCCACGAGCGAGTTCGCTTTCAAACCGAGCCAAAATGGTCTGGAAGCGGATGGTTTGGCGGTGAATCCGGTCGTCTGGTTGGTCAACATCGAACGCCCGGTATTCTTCAAATCCGACGTCTTCCGGATCCAAGTCTAACGCAAAGACTTCGTCCCTTGTAAACTCCGTCTCTTCACGCACGTACTGCTTCCACCGGCCGTACATCACGCTGCAAAACTGCGGAAGCTTCCGCGCAAGTGGGTAGAGGCGCGAGATGATGCCTGGCGCAACCGCCTTGCGGAGCGCGAGAACGTCACCCTTGACAGCGGCCTCGATAGCAGCCTTGTTGGTCGAAAACGGCATGACACACAGATTCCGCTTGAGGTCGGGAGCACAGGCCTCCGTGAGGCCATGCTGGTCGACCACGAACTTCCAACCTGTGAACTCCGCCACCTCGCCCGGCAACCGATGGAACAGCTTGGGCCGATGCCCCAGCTTGACCCAACGCGCGTGCAAGAGCGTGCGAAACCGCTCCGTCATGTTGCGCTCAGGGTCTCCCGGAAACAGGAACGAAAGGGCACTGTCATCTCCTTCCAACATGAACTTAACCCACCGCACGAAACCGTCCACGCACACCACACGTCCGCCTTCGGGTGCCACCAGCTTCGTCGCGTCCTTCCCGCCAATCACCCATGCCCAGCATATCAGGTTAGCGAGAAAGTTCAGAACTGATGTCCCTCGGCAGCCACTGCGGCGTATAGCGCGAATAGCCGTTCGCCAGCACTTCCCCTTCGGGAGGTCCGCGGCTGCAACACGGTCGGCCTCTCCACGCCCCTTGCGGAACGACAAGACCAACGTCTGCAACCGGTTCGACGCCAGACGCGCTGCATCGCAGTCCGGCGAACCCTCTTGAAGAAAGAAATCGCCAACAATCTCCGCCATCTCGTCCATGATGTCATTCTCAATCAAGTCACGCAGGGTCGAGGACATGCACGCATCCCAAGCAGAGCCATCATTCTCGAGGATGGCAACCGGCTGCGGGTCAGCAGAGCCGGGTGAGCCGGGGACGGCGCGTGGATTCGTCTGCGAAAGATTTCGAATGGCGCGAGCCATGGCCTCAGGCTTGGGCACACCTTTGATGGAACGTTCCTTGTAGATTTTGAAGAGGTACTTTTCCAGCGTTCCAATGATGAGCCAGGCCATAATTTGACCACGGTCGCCGTCAGCGACAAGAAGACGGGGTGCCTTGCCACGTACACTCGGTTCGAGCTTCACCGCAGCCTCGAATTGGTAGCGTGGTGCGTAGGTTTCGCGCAGTTCACGGAGACCGCGTTCCGCGCGCTTGAGAAGCCATTTCGATGATTTGCGCTTATCGATTCCAAGAAGGCTGGATGCAATCGTGCTGATCAACTTCCTGTCCTGCACCATGCGGCGGCGCACTGCTCCGGATACTGCCTTTATCTCCGCGCGTTCTTCCTCCGTGAGGTTCACCGGCACTTCTGGGTCTTCGATCCGACCCTTGATGGCTGCCAGTACGTTGCGCTGCGAGTTGGCCCAGAACAAGCGCTCCTCAATGAGGGGCAGATATCGAACAGCCAACGGCACGTCGTCTGTCGATTCGGAAGCTGGATCAAACAACAATTCCACACCAGGAATCAAGGATTCTTTGTTGTGCAATTCAACGGGGTCAGGCTCCTCCACCAACACACCAGCACCACTCGGGGCCGGGTCGGCAGCGGCAATGACGACGTGCTCCTCCTTTGACTCGGCCTTCGGGGCATCGCGCGAGAGCCGCAACGGCTCCACGACTAACATACCCGTACTTGAGGTTCGACGGCAACAGCACGTGGAGTATGCGACCCGGCCTGCTTGGAGGGCTGCAACCAACCATCCGAAGATGTGATCGACAGCGCAACAAGACAGAGGGTCACCACGGCGGTCCTTCTTACCCAACCGGTACGTCGCGAAATGAGTGTTACCGTCCATCGTGGAAGTGGGCGCTTGTGAGTACAAGCCAGCGCCTCCACTCCGGCGGGCAACATCCATCTCTTCGGAGGTTAAAAAGACGGAAAAGGGAGCCACGTGGTCGTTCAAACGGACGCACTCTTTCAAGCGGTCCATGCAACTCACAACGTGGTGTCCACAGCGATCGACAAGGAGGTCGACGCGAAAAAGAAACGCATCGCCAGGCGAGGATCGGCCGAGAGCCTGCTCATAACTCAAGTTCGAAAGAACCCAAGCGTGGCAAGCGTGGCACAGGTCAACCCTGCCTGATGGCGCCCGACCAGAAATCAGCGCCATACCTGTAGCCAAGTGCACAAAAAGGCACCCCGGGGAGGTTTTCCCACCGGTTTTGGTCCGTAAATTTCAGCCGAAGAGCTCTTCGGTGGGCATGGTGAGGACTCCTGTGGTGGGTTCCGATCGTCCGGGGAGGCTCCGTACGAACAGCGCGTCCGGTGCGGTTCAGAAAGGAGGTG